CCAGGGCGGCGACAATCTGGGTGAGATCGGCGATCTCGATTACTTCAACAAGAAGATGTACCGCGGACTCCGCATCCCGCCGTCCTACATGGGCGTTGGTGACGAGCAGGCCACTTACAACGACGGCAAGCTCGGCGCGGCGATGATTCAGGAGTATCGATTCTCCAAGTTCTGCATGCGTCTCCAGAGCCTGCTTGCTCCGGTATTTGACGAGGAATTCAAAAAGTTTGTTTCCGATAACGGCTTCAACATCGATACATCCATCTTCGAGTTGCAGTTTAATCCGCCGGAAAACTTCGCTAAATATCGACAGATGGAAGTCGATGCTCAGCAGATCGGCGTGTATGCGCAGGTTGCGGAGAACAAGAGACTGTCGGAGCGCTTCAAGCTCAAGCGGTTCTTGAATCTCACTGAGGAAGAGCTTCTGGAAAACGAGAAGCTGTGGTCCGAGGAAAACGCCGCCAAGCTCAAGAAGGCGACGGGCGCCACCCCGGCCGAATCCGGCTCCGATACCGATCTTGGCGCCGTGGGCATCCGCTCGGGCGGCGACGATTTCGGTCTACCGGGGATGGATGGCGCAGATCCCATGGCCGATCCGAACGCTCCTGATGGAGCACCGGGTGCAGATCCGATGGCTGGTGGTGCCGCAGGCGCACCGGCTCCGGGTGGTCCAGGCGCAGCACCCATGGCGGCCCCGCCCGGTGGCGGTCCGCTCTAAAGGAGGTTTGAAATGAAGCTTTTTGAACTCGATGCTTCCGATGTGTCGAACGGTTACTACGACGTGAATCAGGATGACGTGAACACCCGCAAGCTCGGGGATTCGCGTAAGCCGGTCCTGACCTTGCGTAAAATTAACCGTCTCAAGAAGATGCGTGCACTGCGTCAGCTTGATGATTTGAAGCGTCAGGATCTCTTGGCTGTGATGTACGGTGCGCCGGATGAGCCCGCTGGCGGCGGCGGATTCCCAGGTATGTGATATAAAAGGCGGTGCTATTGCATCGCCTTTTTTCGTTAAATCATCGAACGATGTTCTTTCAGCATCCTGCCTAAAAACGCGCGTTTTTAGGCAGTTATCGAGACCTGTAGTTCTCCATGTACTAAATAAACTCAGATGCTAATTGCATCCGAGCAACGAAACTGGAGAACTAATCAATGCGTTCTATTCTTGAGAAGGCTATTGTTCACCTCCTTAACGAGGAGAACGAGCAGGCCCAGGCTCTCTTCCATAAGTTTATGGTTGAGCGTGCCCGTCAGATTCACGAGTCGCTGCGCTCGGGAGAAGATGCTCTTCTGGAGTCCTTCGACGACACGTCTAGCGATGAGATGTTTGAGGAAGGTGATCTCACCGGCCTCGAAGACGATTCCTCTGAGTCCACCGATGATGCGGCCCCCGAGTTTGGTGGCGAGTCTTCGGACGATTCGGCCCCGGCATTCGGTGGCGAGGACGAGACCGCCCCGACCGACGCCGATTCGTCTGACGACGAGTCCAGCGACTTCGGTGGCGAGGACATGCCGGTTGACGGCGAAGAGGGCGAAGGTTCGACGGAAGACCGTCTGGCCGACCTCGAAGACCAGCTTACGAGCCTCCAGCAGGAGTTCGATTCGCTGATGGGTGGCGAAGGCCACGACGACATGGGCGCTGAGCCCACCGATTCCATGGACATGCCGTCTTCGGACGAAGAGACCATGGGCGGTGAGGTCGATGGCTCGATGGATTCCGGCGAAGGCTCCGAAATGGCTGGCGGTCTTGAGGACGACATGTCCGAAGAGAACCCGGTTCACGAGAGCGAGGACGATGAGTCCGAGGACGACGATTCCGACGAAGAGACCCTCGAAGAGGAAGATTTCGACGACATCACCGAGTCCGTTATCTCTGAGCTTGAGAAGGTCATGGTCTCCATGACTGATGGCAAGGAAATCGGCGCAGGCAAGTCCTTCTCCCAGCAGAACACCAGCCCGGCTCTCCAGAAGAAGCCGAACCCGATGGCTGACGGCAAGCCCGTTTCCATCAAGGCTGAAGAGCACAAGGGTTTCGAGCGCGAGACTCCTCCGTCCTCTAAGGACATGAAGAAGCGCAAGAACACCAAGTCGAAGGCTGATGACGGCCAGTCCAAGGTCTCGAAGGAAGGCGACAAGTCCGCCCTCATCAACAAGACCCCCGGCGCTGAGTCGAACACCAAGTCTCCGCTCGCCAAGCGCTAATAACACTACTTGTTGAGGTATTGCGTATGACTGCCTTTTTGACAGAACATCTTTCTCATGACGACGCCAAGCTGATCGTGGAAGCGGTTGACCAGGGCGACGGCAAGGGCAAGTCCCTTTATATGAAGGGTATTTTCATTCAAGGTGGCGTTCGCAACCTCAATGAGCGCGTCTATCCGGTCCGCGAGATCGAGAAGGCGGTCCATAACGTCAACGACATCCTGCGCGAGGGCGGTTCCGTCCTCGGCGAGTGTGACCATCCGGCGGAACTCACGATCAATCTCGATCGTGTGTCCCACCTGATTCAGAGCATGTGGATGGACGGAAACTCTGGATTCGGCAAGCTTAAGATCCTGCCGACCCCGATGGGCAACATCATTCGCACGCTGATCGAAGCGGAAGTCAAGCTGGGCGTTTCCTCGCGCGGTTCTGGCAACGTCAATGATCGCGGCGAGGTGTCCGACTTCGAAATCGTGACGGTCGACGTGGTTGCACGCCCTTCCGCCCCGAATGCATACCCGAAGCCGGTATACGAGGCGCGTAACAGCAAGCGTGCGAGTGTCATCGAAGACCTCGCAGAAGCTGTATCTCATGATCCCAAGGCTCAGAAGCATCTCCATAAAGAGCTTCTGACTTGGATTGAAAAACTTAAGTAATACCTGAGGAGTTTTATCTGATGGAAAACCTTGCCAACATTCTGGGCGAGAGCGGTCTCCCGGTGGAGATGATCGCTACCCTCCAGGAAGCCTTTGATAAGAAGGTGGCTGAGGCTCGCGAAGAGGCAGAACTGTCGATTCGCGAAGAGTTCGCCGCTCGTTTCGAGCACGACAAGGCGACTTTCGTCGAGGCTATGGATCGCATGCTTACGGATGTGGTTCAGAAGACCGAGGAAGCCAAGGCTACCGAGATTGCCAAGCTGAAGGAGACGCACACCAAGTTGGCGTCCCAGATGTCTGAGGCCAAGACCGCTTACCGCGCCAAGCTCAAGGAGAGCATCGGCACGGCAAACGCCTTCGTGACGCGTGAGCTTGCGAAGACGATCAAGGCTCTCTCCGAGTCTAAGAAGGACCTTGTCGCGAAGCAGAAGAAGCTCGACGAGCAGTTCGATTCGGTGAAGTCGGAAGTCGCTCGCCAGCAGGCCGAGCGTCTGGCCAAGATTGACACGTTCGTGGTCAATCAGGTCACTCGTGAACTCAATGAATTCAAGCAGGATCACCGTGCTCTCATTGAGACGCGTGTCAAGCTGGTTGCCGAGAGCAAGCAGAAGCTCAACGACACCCAGAAGCGTTTCGTCTCTGAATCGGCCCGCAAGGTCGAGTCGGCGATCAACGACACCCTGAAGCGTGAGATGGTTCAGCTTCACGAAGATGTCGAGCGCAATCGTCAGAACAACTTTGGTCGTCGCATCTTCGAGGCCGTCGCTGCCGAGTACATGACTTCGTACTTCGCCGAGGGTACCGAGGTCCGCGCTCTCCAGTCCATTCTGGAAGGCAAGGATAACGAGCTTGACGCTACCAAGAACAAGTTGAGCGAGGCTGCCAAGGCAATCGACGCGATCACCCGCAAGGTGAAGCTCGCCGAGGACCGTGCCACGCGCACCAAGACCATGACTGAACTGCTTTCAAACCTGAAGGGCGAGAAGCGTCAGATGATGGAGTCGATGCTTGAGACCACGAAGACCGAGTCTCTGCGTTCGACTTTCGAGAAGCTGCTCCCGGCCGTCCTCAACGAGGGTACCCGTAAGCCAGCCTCTCCGGTTGCTACCGCTCCCAAGTCCGTTCTCGCCGAGACCAAGGCTCCTGCCCGTCGCGTCGTAACTGGTGACAAGAGCAACCGCCTCGCCGAGTCGGCTCAGATCGAATCTGAGATGGATCAGGAAGGCTCTTTTGAGATCGCGCAGGTTGTTCGCCTCGCGGGAATCCAGAAATAAGCCAATTTAGTACTTAACTGGCCACTATTAAGGCCAGTTAAGTAAATAATATTGGAATTCAATCTCCGGCTCTTTAATCCAAGCCGATTTTAGTTCAAGTCTTTTAGGAGTTCATAATGAACAAGCTTTTTGAATCTCAGTGGAAGCAGACCAAGGCTGCTCTCTGCGAAGGTCGTGATCTGACTCACAACCAGGACGGCACCATCAACACGACCAAGAAGAAGGTCATGGAGACGGTTCTGGAGAACACCCGTCGCGAACTGAAGCTGATGGAAAACGCCACCGCTGGCGCCACCAACGCTGCTTCCGTTGCTACCCTGAACAAGGTCATCCTGCCGGTTATCCGCCGCGTCATGCCGACCGTGATCGCCAACGAGATCATCGGCGTGCAGCCCATGACTGGTCCGGTCGCTCAGATCCACACCCTGCGCGTTCGTTACGCCGACACGGTTCCGACCGATGGTTCGGGCGTCACCTCGGGCAACGAGGCTCTCTCGCCGTTCGACATCGCCCGCTTCTACTCGGGTAACCAGAACGTCAACAACCCGAAGGCTGCTGCTACTTCGAATCTGGAAGGCAAGGCGGGTAACCGTATCTCCATCCAGATCCTGAAGGAAGTCGTCGAAGCCAAGACCCGCAAGCTGTCGGCTCGCTGGACCTTCGAAGCTGCCCAGGACGCCCAGGCCCAGCAGGGCATCGACATCGAGGCCGAGATCATGGCTGCGCTCGCGCAGGAGATCACCGCCGAGATCGATCAGGAGATTCTCGTCTCCCTGCGCGCTCTTCCGGGTACCCCGACTGCCGTGTTCTCGCAGACCGCCGTCACCGGCACCCCGACCTTCGTGGGTGACGTTCACGCCGCTCTCGCGATCATGATCAACCGTCAGGCCAACCTGATCGCTTCGCGCACCCGTCGTGGCGCCGCCAACTGGGTCGTGGTCTCCCCGACCGCTCTGACGATCCTCCAGTCGGCCACCACTTCCGCGTTCGCTCGCACCACCGAGGGCACCTTCGAGGCCCCGACCAACACCAAGTTCGTCGGTACCCTGAACAACTCCCTGCGCGTGTACGTCGATCAGTACGCTGCCGACAACACCCCGGTCCTCATCGGCTACAAGGGCAACGAGATGGACGCAGCCGCGTTCTACTGCCCCTATGTGCCGCTGACCTCTTCGGGCGTTGTTATCGACCCGCAGACCTTCGAGCCGGTCGTCTCCTTCATGACCCGTTACGGCTACATCGAACTGACGAACTCCGCTTCGTCGCTCGGTAACGCTGCTGACTTCTTGGGTCTGGTTGGTATCGACACCGCCGCTCTCTCGTTCATCTAATACCTACACGGTTTTAGACTTCGAGTCTACCGGAAAGGCCCGCCTCGTGCGGGCCTTTTCTTTTGTGGTTAACGATATGCCTTCTCTGGAGTGATCAAGGCGATCAGCGACTCTGTCCACTCGTCCTCACCCTGAGCCGTGATAAGCACCTCACGGTCAGCGATGATAGCCCTGACTTCGAGACACACTACCGGGCGTGGATCGCCGCCAGTGAGCGGCGCCTCAATCCGCTGAATGAAGATGGACGCGCGGCTAGGCGAGGGATGGCCGATCTCTTGGTACTTGCTGACCACGAGAAAGTATGTCTCGCGGTCATCACAGATGACCGTATCGGACACCTTGGACCATAAAACTGCGTCCTCCAGCAGGTTGTCGATCTTTCTGAGGCGGGCGCGGATGCCCGCGTAAAGCCGGTGGAACTGGTCAAAATCGACAGTGTCGCACATAGTGGCCTCATCACGGGTTCGAATGTGTGGTTGTTCACTCAGGTCTTATAAAATACCGTAATTTGCGATGATGTCAACCGAGAAGACGAGCGAGAATCCGTTCCGAATCTGGATGATGCTCCCAAGTCCGATCGACGCGACCGCCGCC